AATGATTTTCCTACTATCTGTTTTTATGTATTAGAAGAAACTGTGGCTCACATCGGTCATGGTGTTCGTTATAAGACTGCTGCAATAAATTTACGAGGATACGTTCATGAAGCCTTAGGGGAGTATGAAGACTCTAATTGGTGGGCAGAAGCCTTAATCGATGACATCGATCACGTATTAAAGTATATGCGTAGCCGTAATCCTTGTTTTGTTGATGTGCGACTGCTTGAAGTTAGCACTGATGAAGGTATTATGGCTCCGTATGGTGTAGTAGATGCAATGATTGCTGTTACTTATGAGGCAGACGCTTAATGTACATTTTTGTTATATATGCACAAATCTTGATAGGGGGTGAACCACTAAACATATATAACCCAGCCTTTGGCTTTCGTACACTTGATCAATGTGTTGCAATCTACACAGAAATACAAGCTGATATTTTAAATGGATTGCTTAATCAGATAGGAAATCGTAGCGGCTATATTTCTGAAGTAGGGTGTGGAACATATGAAATCAACACTACAGTAGTCACTCCCCTTCTTCCACTTTATAAAATTGAACAAGGAAAATCGCTATGAGTGATAAACCTGATATACCTATTACCTATTCTCAACAGCTGAACGAGGCTTTAACTCCTCCAGCTCTTGATCCTGTTCTGCTGACTGTCGCAAACGACTATCTAGCAGGACAAAGCGTTGATGAGATTGCTAAAAATCACTCTTTGACAATGGACCAGGTAACTAGTATTATTGAAAATAAGGATGTCAAAACCTATATCGATAACATCTTTCTTTCTCAAGGATATTTAAATCGTGCTAAACGATTAGCTGTTATCAATAAAGTAATTGATGAAAAACTACAAGAAGCGTTTGAATCTGGAGTTTATACTAAAAAAGATTTACTTGACTGGATGAAGCTTCTAAATGACATGGAAACCGCCTCACGACCAAAGCGCGATGTAGGAGTTGCCGTACAAATTAATAATAACTACGATTCCTTAATGAAGGATCTGCTTGGAGACAAAAAATAAATGTCAGCAGGAAAGCACAATTTTACATGTGAGCAAGGCGCTACTTTTGATCGTGTTATCACTTATCGTGGATCAGATGGAAACCCCGTTGATCTGAGTGATTATACAGTCAGAATGCACGTTCGAGAGTATGCAGGAGGAGACCTTTTAGTCGCTCTGCATTCAAGTGCGTCAGCTAATGGTCACGCTATAATTTCAGGAAGTGTGGAAGATTATGAAGACGGAGCCAATGGCAATATTCGTCTACTAATTTCCGCAGCTAATACTTCTTCTATTCCCGCAGGCTCTCTCAAGTACGATCTAGAGATAGAATCCCTATCAGGCGCAGTCGAAAGACTTATAGAAGGAAAATTTAATGTAGTTCCTGAGATTACACGTTGAGCGTCAGAATAAATGAGTCTACCAAGCAGGTTATAGTAACAGATCCAAATGCTTCTACTTTAAAAGTAGTAAGTGTCGGTATTCGCGGTCCAAAAGGCGAAGAAACAACAAACGTAGGCAATATCCAAGTTGGTATCGGTACGTATCAAAATGAAATCACGGTGCAGGGAACAACTGCCCGTGATTTATTGCTTTCTGGCAACCTAGATTTTCCTGAAGCTAATATTGTTGTATCATCTAACTTTATTCCCTCTTCTAACGAAGTGTACTCTCTGGGTACTCCAGATCGTAAATGGAAAGATATTTATGTTAGTGACGGCACAATCTTTATTGGTGTCAATTCCTCAATTTCTGGTGATGCTATTAATGTTGGCAACTTTAATGTGGCTCAAGATGGCTCAATTAGTATTCCAGGTGTTGACATTGCGGCAGACGCTAATGCTGTAGACACAGTACAGATCGTTGCTAGCGATATTGCTTCTAATGCGTATATTGATAGTATTACAGGGCATTTAGAAGATTTAACTACTACCTCTACCTCAAATCTTGTTGCGGCAGTTAATGAATTAAACGCTATTATAGCAGGCGAATCTACTGATTCTGATGCTAATGACTATGCAACTTATAGCACTCTTGTATCTATGCTTAATGAGGTACAAGATAATGTAGATGCTATTGACGCATCAGCTATTTCGATTGTACAAGATAATGTTTACGCACTAGAAGCTAACGTAGACACTATTCAGGATAACGTTACTGCAAGCACAGCAAACACTTATAACACTTATGTTACTCTTGCAGGCTTGATAGATACAGTTCAAGATAATGTATCTGCACTTCCAGATTCTGCAGCTAACGACTACGCAACCTATACTACACTCAGCGCTCTTGTAGATACAGTCCAAGATAATGTATCTGCTCTTCCAGATTCGGCTGCTAATGACTATACAACTTATCTTAGTGCTTTATCTAACGATTATGTAACTTATTCTGAACTATCTAATTCTATTAATTTAGTTCAGTCTAATTTAAGTTCTTCTATAGACGCAGATGCTAACGATTATAACACTTACACAACTGTTGCAAGCTTAATAGACACAGTACAAGATAATGTATCTGCACTTCCAGATTCTGCAGCTAATGACCATAACACCTACACAACTGTTTCAGGTCTAATAGACACAGTCCAAGATAATGTAGATGCAGTTCTTGGCGACTTAACTGTTTCTGGCGCTAACTTAGGTTCTAGTGCTGACACTATTACAATCTCTGAAACTAATGTTTTAATTCAAGGTAACCTAATAGTAGAAGGTAATACTACTCAAGTAGAATCTACTGTTACTACTATTCAAGACCCTATTATCACTCTTGGAGGCAATACCGAACTAACCGTTGATGATGGTAATGATCGTGGTATTGAGTTTAGATACTATGAAGATTCACAGTCTAAGCTAGGATTCTTTGGTTATGATAGCAGTGATAATAATTTTAAGATTTTACTAGACGCTACTAACTCAGATGAAGAATTTTCCGGTACTGCAGCCGATCTTGTAGTAAATGACTTAGCTGCTTCTACAGTAACAGTTTCTGATAAAATAACAACTGTTACTATTGAAGCTAACACTTTTACTGCTAACGAAATTACAGCCAATACTATTGTAGCAGGTGTTGAGGGTGATGTCACTGGTAACATTACAGGTAATATTACTTCTGAAACTGCAAACATTACTGCTCTTGAAATCGGCTCTATTAATGGTATAAACTTCCCTACAGCAGACGGAACAGCCCTGCAAATCTTAGCCACCGACGGTAATGGTAATTTATATTTCAAAGACGACGATGCAGGAGAAGGTTCTGCAGCACAAATTGGTTTTCCTACAGATGGTAGCTTTGATGACGGCGCATACATGGGATTTAGTAATACTACTACTATCTCTGATGCTGTTGATATTATAAATGAAGTAGTAGAAAATATCAGAATTGATACTTTTGTTAAAGAGGTAGACTTTACTTCTAATGTTACTTCAGGTAACTCTCCTCTTTCTGTGCAGCTAACTCTTTCTCCTACCGGCAACGTTAATCAGTATATAATTTCTTGGGGAGATGGCAGCTCTAATACCACCACTTCTTCTACTAGTGTAAATCATACCTATAACGTGCCTGACGGAGGGCAACAAAGCATTACTGTAACCGCTACTAACACTTTTGGCAGTGGTGAAGGCTCAGAAACTTCTAAAACTCGTAGTAACTATATCAGTTTAGCTACTCCTACTCCTATTCCTTCGTTCTCTCTTGCAGACGATACTATTGATAGTGGAGATTCTGTAAGTTTAACTAACAATTCACAGTATGCTGATGCCTATGAAATTGATTGGGGCGATGGAAGCGCTAATGCGTCTTTAGGTTCTTCAGGCGCAGGAACTCCTGGTAATGGTGCCCTTACTCACACCTATACAAATTCTAGCGGAGATGAAGTATATACTATTACATTAACAGCTTCTTCTTCTTCTAATGGTGAAGATGTAACTACTACTGATGATGTATATGTATACTCAACTCATACCCCTAGCTTTACTTCTAATGTTACCTCTGGCAATAATGAAGAAGCAAGCAGCGGTCTTCCTGTTAGATTTACCAATTCTACCTCTAGTGATCCAGGAGATAACTCAGACTACCCAGATACTATCCAGTATCAATGGATTTGGGGCGATGGAACTTCAGATACTGTACAGGTAGGTTCTGGCGCTTCTGGTGACACAGGTAACACGATAGATCATACTTTTGCTCTGTCGGACACAGAAACACAACAAACTTTTGAGGTTCAGTTAAAACTATTTAATGGACACTCTACTTCTCCTTTTGCTAGCTCTAATACAACTATCACTGTAAATCCTGATCCTCGTTCTGAGTTTGTAGGAGCCTTTACAACTGTTAGTAGTGGTCTTTCTAGTTCTACTTCACGCATCGGTTATTTAATGACTGACTATAATGGCAATAAACGTTATGAAACTACTTTCGATAACCAATCAGAAAATACTGACACATATGAGTGGGACTTTGGCGACTCAAATACTGTAGTGCTTTCAGAGGGTGCAGCTGGTACTCCTACAGGTGCTAACATTATACATGAGTATTTAAGTGTTGGTGACTATGATGTATCGCTAGTAGCTAATGGTGCAACTTCACTATCAGCAACTGATGATACAGACTCTAGAAGTAATTATATCAGAATCTTAGCTACCCCTACTCCTCCTAACGACCTAAGCACAAAAAGCATTACTATGATTGCAGATTCTGAGGGTATTGATCCAGAATTAGCTTATGGATTCGATGATAACACAGGAGGATCTAACTCTTCAGAAGGTGATTCTATTCCTCGTTCTACAGAACAGGTAGGCTACATTTATACAGATACTTTATCTACCTACGCTTTCAGCTCTAATAGCGGTGTATTAAGTGCTAATGTTAATGGCAGTGTTGACGGATCTAAAACTTTTACTACAGGCGATGACTCTGGTACCTATACTTCTTTAATTATTACAGAAGATATAGACGCTAACGGAGTAAATGCCGGTGGTAACCCTGTTTCAGGTGCTAGCCGTATTTACCCTACAGATATGTACCGAGTATTTAAAGCCTACATCAGAAAAAGTGCGACAGCTCTTACGGACGGTGTTAATGCTCTGACTCTTTCTCATTCTGAGATAGGCGAGACTAATACTTTAGAGTTTGTAAAAGAGTCTCTAACTGCTACTCCTTCTTTTGACTTAACCTCTGCTACTCTAACTGAAAACACAGCAGGTAGTTATAGATATATTTCTGGTGTTCCTTACTATAACACAGGAGGCATTGTTACACTTTCAGGTGTTAAGATTTATGATTGGATAGATCAGACTTATCGTAACACTACTACACCTTTAACTATCGCTGCAGGCACTAATGATGAAAGTACTTCTGGAGATGTTATCTCTTCACAGACAAAAACCTATGCACAGCTAGATGGGTCTACTACTTATCTGTTTAGTGGTCGCCCTATAAAAGGTACAGGTATTAACGCAAGCAATAAATATACACTAGGAAATATTGATATCAATGTTAACGGAAGTGCCCGTGCTGTAGAGACTATTAAGGTGAATGCTCTTAATGTTAACGGTACAGGATCTTACTTTGAATTCTCAGATACTAAAATCCAAGTTTATAGTCAGTCTATCTCAGGATTTGATGAAACTACTATTACAATTAGTGATAGTTTAGGTGCAACTTATGACGATGATGGTAAGCGAATCGTAATTTCAAGTGCTTCAGGAGCTACTCCTGCATTTAACGGAGCAACTAATTATTATACAAGTGCTGCATGGACAGGTTCTCAAACTATCACAGGAACAGACGAAGCAGTAGTTCGTTGGGGTACACTATCTCACTTTGATACAGATTTAAGCTCTGGCTATCTACCTGTAGGACCAGATCTAGCAACAGGACGTTCAGGAACTCAATACTTTAGAATGGCTTTCCGTCGTTCTAATATGAGCAACTTTGTAGTTCGTATTACAGGTAAAATTTCGTCATTTAATATAGCTCTTCCTGGCTCAGGCATTGATGCTTCGTCTGATGCAAACGGCTGGCTAGACGCTACTACTCAATATAACGGTGCAGGCCAGCCCGGAGCAGATGAGGGTAACGGAGGTAATGGTTCTAACGGTTGCGCTTTAACAGGTGCTGATGTTATACCAACAGGTTCAATTATTTCTAATCAAGCTTATACGCTAACTTTTGGTACAGAAAACTCATCTAACGCAACAGGAAATCAAATTTTAGCTTCCATAGGGTTATCTGATGGAGACTATATTACGTCTTTAAGTTTTGAGGAGACTAGTTAATGGCTATTAGTGATTCACAAAAACTAGACTATCTATGGAAAAAGATAGCCTATACAGCAGCAAAAACTGATACGCTCTCCAATAAACTTGGAGCTAATGAAGCTATTGCTTCTCCTATGTTAAATCGCGGTGATTTAACGTGGATGCAGGCTTCTCTTATTCCTGCTGTTCAACCTTCTGCATCTAATGATATTGTTACTATCTATAAAGACTCTTTAAGCAACACAGTAAAGTGTGACCCTGATAATACAGCTACTCAGTATAGAACTTGGAAAACTAATTTAACTGATTGGATAGGCCCTCAGTTTGGTGCTTCTTATCTTGTAAAAGTATTTGTAGATAATGCAGGATCTAGTACTCCTGAGTCTACAGGAACTAGACTATTTCCTACTGGGTCGGGTAATAATTATGAATGGTTTTTTGATAGT